CTTGCGGAAGTGGCACATGGACGGGGCGTGGATTCGTCCGGAAGACCGTGGACGTGTGCGGGTGGCGCGTGCGTTACAGGCTGCGATGCAGGGCATGGCACGAGACCTTGAGGCGAGTGAAGTCTGGATGATGGCGATGGACGATGAGGCGCGTCGGCTGTGTGAGCATGTCGGGATGCACGCCACGCATCTGGAGTGCGACCATTTTGCCGTACAGTTTGGAGTGGACTAAATGCCTAATGTGACGTTTGGCGTGGGTGCGGCGCTGCAAGGGATTGGGTCGATCTATTCCGCGAAGCAACAGGCCAGTGCGGCGAAGTATGTCGCCAAGTTGCAGGCAGATGCGACCAACAGCGCAGCGGTACTGTCCGATTCGGCGGCGAAGCGGTCGCTAGGCTTCATGCAGCACCAGTCGTTTCGGGATGAAGTGCGGGCCATCGCGGCGGCAAAGGCGCAGTACGGAGCTGATGTAGCTGGACAATTCAACTCTGGCGAGACATCTGCCGCTAATGCGTATAACCAACGGGCCGAGTATCTTTCGTCGGGGCGCACGGCCAGCAAAGAGCGTGGGCAGCGCACGAATCAGATGAACTATCTCCGGGATCTGCTGGGCTACGGACAGCCGCAAGAGTCGCTGGATACGTTTGTCGAGCCAGACGCATTGCGTCGTGCTCAGTTGATCGTTCCGAAAGAGATGGACTACGGCGATGCGCCGGTGGATGACAGCCTTGACCCTCTGACCGGACAGCCGAGGTACAGGTAATGTCAGAAAAAGACGACGCTGTCACTCGTAGCAACCGCATCGCGTTATTGCGGAAGCTGTATTGGCAGAATTACTTCCGCCTGCCGACACAAGCGGAGTTTGAGGGTCTAGCGTATGAGCCTAGTGATTTTGATGATTCTCCCGTTTTGGTCCCTGAGACTGATTGGGTAAGGATCACGAATGACATCCCGAGTTCGCCCCGTGCTCAGCAGGCGAGGCGCGATCACAATAACGAAAAAACCAGTACAAGAACCCCTCCTGCGGGGTACGACTTTGGCACCTCTGAAGATGTCGATCCGAAGGCTCTCGATCCTCGTAAAACCACTGATACTCCTGACACGGCGAAAAACGCTGGTGAAACGATCAATGACTACTTGGTTCGGATGCTCAACACCAAGGATGCATCCGGCGGCACGAGGGATCGCGATGCGGCCATTGCGTTGGCGGCTACAGAATTTAATCTGCCGCCCGGGACAGACGGTTCGCCGTTCTACTATTCCGGCAATGGCACCATCGGTCTGAAGACTGGCTACTTGGTCCTCGAAAACGGGCAATGGAAGAATGTCCCGCGAGGGCCGGAAGGGCCGAAGTCTGCCGATGGCCCCACCGCCGCAGCCAAGGAAACACCTGCCGATCGAGCGGCGCGATTAGCGACGTTTGGGCTGGGTCCGGAAGGCTTACAGAATCAGCGTCCGGGCGAAGCGCCCACACCGCGCACGCTGGGCGACCTGATGCAGCCGCAAGGCCCGATTCAGAACCCCGGCACGTATACGCCCGGTGCGGCCTATCAAGCGCCCGAGTATCAGGCTCCGGCTCCGTATCAGCAGGCCACGCCGTTTGCGCGGAACGAGTATCAGGCGGCCACGCCGTTTGGCCGAGATGAGTATCAAGCGGCCACGCCGTTTGCCGCGCCGACCGCGGCAGACATGGGGCAAGATCCCGGCTATCAGTTCCGTTTGAGCGAAGGCCAGAAAGCGTTGGAACGGTCGGGTGCAGCGCGTGGGGTCACCAACACGGGTGGCAACATGAAGGGCATCTTAGACTATGGCCAGCAGGCCGCGTCTCAGGAGTACGGGAACGTCTACAACCGCAACCTGAACACGTACAACACGAACGAAGCGAATCGGGCCGGGGCGTATCAGACGAACTACGGGAACGCGCTCAATGCGTATAACGCCAACGAGGCGAATCGCGCTGGCGCGTATCAGACGAACTACGGCAACGCCTTTGGCGCGTACAACGCGAACGAAGCGAATCGGGCCGGGGCGTACAACACGAACGCGCAGAACGCCTATCAGCAATATTCCACGAATGCGTTGGCGCAGAACGCCTACAACCAGGATACCGAAGCGCGGCGGTCTGGCGCATTTGGCGTGAACACGAATCTGTATCAGCAGCAGCAGGCAGACGCCTACAACCGTTCGCAGCAAGCCTACAATGATGCGGTCGCAGCGTTTACCCTGAAAACGAATCAGCAGCGGCAATACGAGCGCGACCGGATGAACGACATCCAATTCGCGGCGGGGGCCTAATGGCGTTTAACTTTCAGGCGTATCGGAACCCCTACGTCGGCACCATTGCCGAGCTGTTGAGTCGTGGCGAGGATGCGAAGGCGAAGGCGCTGATTGACGTGGCGAATGCCCAGGCGCAGGCGGCACAGGTGCGTGGGCAGGCGTATGGCGGGGCCGTCGAGAGCGTGGGCAAGATTGTGAGCGGCATCCCCGCTCAGATTCAAGCCGGTAAGGATCAAGCGTTTAAGACGGCACAGCAAGCGCGGCTGGTGCAGCAGCAGAAGCTTGAAGACGCCGCGCAGGCGCGTCAAGATGCGGCGCGTGTGAAGTTTAGCGAGTTTCAAGCTAATCCGAATGTGACAACGGTTACGCCTAGTCAAGCTGGGAGTTTGTCAGACCGGATGTTGCCATCGTTTAGCCCTGATACGTTTGTGCCTGATGGCACAGCCACGTCTTCAGACACGTTTGGTGGAATGCTGCGGAACGCCAACGTCTTTGGTCAACAACCGGCATCGCAACGACTGGCTGACGTGTTTCCTTCGGTATCGATGTCAGGCAACGCAGCGCGAGCGCCTCGTTTGACGCCGACGATGTCTGTTCCTGAGATAACGAACGTCACCAACACTTCAAAACGCATGAGCGTTGGTGGTGTCAACGGGCTGGACTTGTGGGACATTGATGCGTATGCCAAACAGATGGCGGCGGCTGGTCTGAGTGCGGAAGCACAACCATCATTGGCGTTGATGCGGGCCTCAAACGAGGACATGGAAAAACACCAGGCATCCGCACTCGCGGTGGCAAGAAACGATGCCGCGCGTATCTTGAAGTTTGCGGACTCTCAGATTCCATCAGCGGTCGATCAACTGGTTGAGAAATACAGCAACAACGGCGTGTTCCCAACGCAACAGTTGGAGATGGTCAAGCAGCAGATTGGTGCTATCAAGCAACTGCCACAAGACCAGCAATTGCTTGCGTATAAGAAGCTGGTTCAAGCTGTTGGCGACGTAACGCCCAGGCTTGTAAGTGTTGGCGTTGACCAAAAGCTTGTAGATGCCGATACAAACGAAGTTGTAGCTCAAGGCGCTTCGTCTCCGAAGAGGGCACCAACCGAAGTTGAAGTGAGATTGGCGGCAGTCAACAACGACCCTGTGCGATACGTGCAGTCGGAGATTGATGCTGCTGACAAGCTTGAAAAAGGTAGGAACTCTCGCAGCAACGCTTCATTGCAAAACTCGTGGAACATCGCGTTGAACTCGTCTAAGAAGCAAGGCATGTCTTGGGCAAAGGACGCTGATGAGCAAGAGCGATACATGACGCCTGACGAAATTCGTTCAAGCGGAGCCACGCGTCCAGATACGGCTGACATGAGAAACAAGCAAGTTGGCAGGGGCAATTTGGCTAGGACTGTTGATGAGGTCCAGGCCTTGTCTTTGTCAATCATTGACAAAGTTGGAGTAAAACAACGCGCGAACGCAATCAAACGCGGTTCTGCTGCGGTGTTTGGTAACGACCCTGCATTTAAAACGTATCAAGATGCGCGTCTTGCGATTGCTGGCAATCTAGCTGTTGGGCAACAAGGTTCACGTCCAAGCGACGCCGATGTCATTCGCATTTGGTTGCCGCTGGTGCCAGATGCGTACTCAGACACAAGAGACAGCGCAACAATGAAATGGAGACTGGTCCGTAGCATGTCAGCGTTGCCCACTGAGGAAGTTGTTAATCCCGGCGAAGACCTTGGAGTCAATTTTGGCGACAAGTAAGGTTGCTCCAGTCGTTGGCGCACGGCATACAAACGCAAGTGGTGTCACTGGCGAATGGAACGGGTCAACATGGGTCAAGGTTGTTGACGCGGCAGACACGCCAGCGCCTGAACGGTCATGGACGGACGCGGCTATCTCAACGGGCTTACGTATTGTGCCAGCGGTGGCGGGTGGACTAGCTGGCACGCTTGCTGGCCCACTTGCTCCAATTGCCGTGCCTGTTCTTAGTGCAGCTGGCGGCGCAGTTGGCGCATATCTTGACCAGTTATATCAAGGTCAAGAGTTCAACCCGATGGACATTGTTGCATCTGGAGCCTTAAATGCAATTCCCGTTGGGAAGTATGTGGTTGGCGCTGGCAAAGCAGCTCTTCGCGCAGTCTCTCCGCAAGCAGAAAGATATGTAGCGGGCAAACTAGCATCAGCGGCTGTGCCGATTGGCGCAAACGTGTTTGAGCGAGCGAAGGCGGCAAACGCGCTTGGCCTTGCGGTAAAGGGCGCTGCCGTCGGTGCGCCAACTGCTGCTATTGAAAACACGATAAACCGTGCCGTGCAAGGACAAGGCATAAGCCTTCAAGACATAGGACAAGACTTGACGCTGGGCGCGTTGATCGGCGGAGCGGCCCGCGTTGCGCCTAAAGTGGCGCAGTTGCCGTTCCGTAAAGCGGCTCCTCGCGCAGGAGAAGGTATCCCTGTCCGAGTTAGGCAGAAAGAGTACGTCGATGACCCGCGCAGACTTCTTGATAACACGGCAGACAGGGCGGCTGGTCGTCCTGAAACGTCAAGCCCTGCGTCCGTGGCGGCAAGTCGCGGATATACGGGCACGATTAACGATCAACTTGACCAAGCGTCTGCTGGCATTGTTGAAGCGAGTAAACGTATTGAAGAAGGTTTATCAAAGTCAGATGTCTCGACAATCCCGTTGTCCGATACAGGCAATCTGACGCAGCAACTGGATTCGTTGTCTGCATATTTTGGTGGGTCAAGCAAAGCCGATGCGCGGTCAGCCGCTGCGAATCGTCTTGCGAATGCGGTCAGAGGGAAAGTTCGCGTTGACCCGAAGGTTGTGTATGACATCAAGAAGTTCATAGACGGCGCACGGTCAGACGCATCATTTTCAAAAGACCCAGGCCAACTGTCGTCACAGTCGGCGCTTGTGGATTTATCAAACAGCGTCAGAAGCGACCTCAAAGACGCATTGCCGTCTATCGCTGCGTTGCTTGACTACCAACACGGCAACTATGGGCTGTTGAGCAATCTTGCGGAGTCTGGAGCCAATCGCCCAAGCGGTTTGTCAACGGCTGATTACCTTGCCGGTCTTGCTACGTTGTCTTCTGCTCCAGTCAGCAAAACGGCTGCGGCGACCATTGCTGTGGCTGGCCTTGTTCGCAAGAAGGTAGCGGAAAGCCCACGGGCACGTGCTGTGCTAGGCAACATGTTGAACTACGTCGCTGGGAATCGACTTGATGAAATTCCTCAAGTTGGTGACTTGCCGACAACGACGATACGTGGAGAACTTGGTCCCGGTGCTACGCGCATCGAGCAATACGCGACAGGCGACTCTTCGTTTGTCAGGGCTGGAGAAGGCCCAGTCATTCAACAAGTGCAACCTCGACTGCCACCTCGCGGAAGCACAAGCTATATGACAGGTAGAGGTCGTGTTAAGCAGAATGCCGGAGATCCTAATTCGATTCCGCAGTCTCCCTTACGCGCAGGTGGAGCCAATCAGCCGGGTGGATTTGGAGGCATTATATCACCCGGTGGTGTAATGCCGCCAGAACAGGTGCCATTCACAGGTTCTGCTCCTATAGGTGGACAACCTTCGCGTGGTGAGCCACGGGTGCGGACAATACCGCCAGTGCTTGACCCTGACGTGATTGTGACACCTGTGCCGAATCGTGTGTCTCCTCCAGCCAACGTGTTGGAAGGTGAAATCCTTCAAAGTAACGCGCCAGTAGTCCCTCCTGTTCGTGTAAGCAACGGAGAGACGAACGTGGCGAAACAGGAACGATCTGCGCGGAAACTGCGAACAGCGAAGCCTACTGTTGAAAAGGCCCCTCCAGCAAACGCCACGGTGTCAAAGACGGCACAAGCCACGGATACACCAGCAGAGGCCGCGAAGGAAATACAGTCGGAAGTCTCTCGGGTGATTGATGTGGATGGCGTTACTAAAGCGATGGAAATCAAACGACGGGTATTGGCCGCGTTGATGGAAGAGATGGAACCGGCAAAGAAATCTTTAGAGAAATGGGACACGTCAGGTATTGACAAAAAAGGACGGCGTGTCAATGTGCCAAGCCCGTATACTGAGACGATATTGCTGACCATTCCAGGCGATGGAGCGTTCCGTATCCCTCGAACGCCTGACGCGATTACCGCTGTGATGAAGCGTATTACAGGCGCATCAAGCAGCGCATGGCAAGGTGTGGGCAACGTCAAAAGCCCGATGCCGGTCAGCAAGCCAAAGATTCCCACGGCAACGTGGTAAGAAGGACAACCTAAATGGCAGGCACACTCACTCCAACCCCCTACCAGACCGTCCTCGACGCCGACGGTGTGGCCGTCTCTGGGGCGCTGATTTACACGTATACCGGAGGCACCTCGACCGCCGCGGCCACCTACACGACCGCGGACTTGTCGGTCGCGAATGCGAACCCCATCGTGGCCGACGCAGGGGGGCGCTACGTCGCCTACCTGACCGCTGGCGCGAACATGAAGTTTGTGTTCAAGACGGCGGCAGGGGCCACCATTCGAACGCAGGATGACATCCTGTCGGTCCCTGGCTCGGCGGTGAACCTCGACATTCAGGGCACGGTCGGCGTTGCGGTGACGGCGGGACAGGTGTGTTATCTGTCGTCGGGCGCAGAAGCCACGCCGTTGACGGCGGGACTCTGGTATCTGACCGATGCCGACTTTGCGGTGAGCAGCACGACGTGTCAGTCAATCGGTGTGGCGGTGAGTGCGATCGCGATCAACACGGCGGGCACGATTCGGTTGGCGGGCGTGGTGTCGTCGGCCTCAGCGGTGGTGACCGGCAGCACGTACTACGTGTCGGCCACGGCAGGGGCGATCACGACGGTCGCTCCGGCGTTCTCGCGCACGGTGGGGGTGGCAACGACCACTTCCACGCTGTTGCTGGCCGCGACATCGGCAGTGGTGGCACAGCTCCCCAATCCGATCACCCAAGACTTACTGTTCACCGACGCCACCTACGACATCGGCAAGTCGGGCGCGTCACGGCCTCGGGACGTGTTCGCGTCGCGCAATGCCACGATTGGCGGCACGTTGGGCGTCACGGGGGCCACCACCCTGTCCTCGACTGTGTCCACGGGGGCACTGACGGTGACGGGCACAGCGACCGTCTCTTCGACCCTGGCGATCACGGGGACCACCACGCTGACCGGTGGACTGAACACCCCCTTGGTGGTGGCACAGGGCGGCTCGGGCGTGGCCTCGCACACCGCGTATGGCGTGATTGTGGGCGGCACCACCAGCACGGCGGCAACGCAGACCGTCACCCCTGGCACGTCGGGGTATGTGTTGACCAGCGCCGGGTCGTCGGCTGTGCCGACGTGGGCGGTGGGCGGAACCGAGGTGGTTGATCAGGATAATATTTTGGCCAATCAGGTGTTTAGTTAGGCGGTTTAAATTATGGCGACTACCTTTGCAAAAGTTGTATTAAGCGGTTCGACCAATGGCAAGCAGATCAAGGTCGCTGCCACCGCCACGGCGGGCACGACCATCCATACCGCCAGCGCGACCTCGCTTGATGAAATTTGGATCTATGCCGTCAATTCAAGTACCTCTACGGTGAAGCTCACGCTGGAATGGGGCGAAGCGACTGCGCCAGATGGAAATATCGAGGTTACAATTCCAAACGAAGGCGGCTATACGCTGGTCGTTCCCGGCCTGTTGCTGACCAACAGCCTTGTCGTGAAAGCCTTCGCGGCCACCGCAAACGTGATCCTGTTAAACGGATACGTCAATCGCATCACGTAGAGGAAAATCATGCGACGTGGACGAGCGACAGGGTTAGTGAACGCAGTTGTTTCGAATTGGGGTCGGTCGCCGGGACTCATTAAGTCTATCCAGTATGTCTCGGTCACTCCCTCTGGGTCTTCACTCACGACGAATACGACGATAAATGCTGTCACCGTAGCCGATACGGTGGTTCTGTTTCTTGGGTTGAGTGCAGACAACGACGCTAATGCGGCGAGGATGAAAGTTACTCTGACCAGCACCACGAACGTCCAATTCACAGTGAACACGAACCCCACCTTCTCTGGCATCACGGCGAAAGCCGTGGTGATTGAGTTTAAGGCCGGGTTTATCAAGACCAATCAGGATTTCGAGATAGCCCTGACTGGAGTGGCCTCTGGCACAGTGACCATTTCGGCGGTTGCGGTGGCCAATACGATGATTATCCCAAGGGGGTGGACGGTTACAGCAACCTCCCAGACGATTTCCGTATCTGGGGGTCTAAGCCTGACGCTGACGAATACCACAACGGTTACAGGCGCTCGGCATGGCACCGATGGGAACGTGGCCTTGGCTGGGACGGCTTTGGAGTTTAATTAAAATGCGACAACTACAAACGCGCATCACAGATTACATCGCATATGCCGAATGGAACGGTGAGGCTCCCGGTCCTATTCCTCCCGACGCTACGTACTGTTTTGTGGATGTCACTGACACCACGGCGGCGCTTGGCGATACGTATGATCCCGCGACCGAGACGTGGACAACGCCTATCGTCCCGCCGGTTGTCCAGCAGCTGCGGATCAAGAAAACGACGTTCATTGAAATACTCACGCCGCAGGAATACGTTTCGATCCTTGGGCCACATGCCACAGACGCGATGCTTGAGTGGGGCACGGCGCTGTACGAAGCCGCCTCAGATCCGTTCCTCACGAACGATCCGAACGTCAAGGAGCTCCTGGATTATTGCGTCTCTATTTCCATTCTCAGCGCCGTGCGAGCCGATGCGATTTACGCGGAGATGATCGCGGCGTCTGTGCTGTATTCTTCTTGATTCAATATCACAATGGACGCGCAGCAACAGTTGCTCGACGAACGACACGCGGCGCTTATGGTCGCCATCCTGGGCATCAGTGAACGGCTAGACCTGTTGAACGGTCGAACCCGTGAGACGGAACAGCGCCTCGCGGTGCTGGATGATCGTAGTGGACGCAGCAATGCGATTGCGGTCAGCGCCCTGAGTGCCGTGCTTGCCGCCGGGATTTATTGGTTTATGAAATGACGATGGTGCTCGTGCGTGACGATTGCACGACCACGCGGACGCTCGGTACGTTGACGTTCCCAGACGGCTTTGTGTGCCAGACGCTGGAAGATCCTGTGCGTCCCGACGGGGTGAAGTTCGCCGGAGACACGGCCATTCCGGCAGGGCAGTACCCAGTGACGATTACCAAGAGCACGAGATTTGGCTACATGCTCCCGCTGCTCTCTGACGTGCCGTTGTTCACCGGAATCCGAATTCATCCCGGTAACACGACGGCTGACACCGAAGGCTGCATTCTGGTCGCGACGTCTCGGGGCACACACGATAACATCGTGAGTAGCAAGGCGGCGATGGCGCAGGTGCAGCGGCGCATCGCGGCGGCGTTGACTGACGCGCAAGGCGTCTGTACCATCGACATCAGGCAGCGACCGGTGACGAGCGGTGCCGAGGCTGGCGCAGGGGCGATCTCTTCTGAATATCCACCCATAGCACTTCTAGAGGCGAACGAATGACGTTGCAGTATGCGAACGCGCCCGTGTTTCTCGGCGCAACAGATTTTCTGCCCGGCTCAACGGTGCCGCTCATTGGCGGCGTGGCGATCCAGAAGCCGAACGGCACGTATCTGTCGGTGCAGCCTGACGGGAGTTATCAGGAACGGGATGCGGTGGGGCCGTGGGAGACGTTCACGATGGACGGATCAGTGAACGTGCTGCACGTCAATCCCGGTGTGCCGTATTCGATTGCGTACCGTGGCGTCTAGCGACGACGGCGCGCTGCTGCTGCTCGGCTCTGCGCCTCAACCGCCGTGGCCCCCGTCGCCGCGTGCGCCCTTGCCGCCCTTGCCCGCTGGCGATTACGACAAGGTGATGCCGTTTGCGCCGCCGTCGCAGCCGGACCTCGCGTTCTATCGCGGGAACTTCTGCGGCATTCGCGTGCCCGGCGCGCCTGCTGTTCCGGGCGGCTCCGCCGATACGGACCTGATGATGGCGTGCCTGCTGGATAACTATCCGCAGGCATGGCAGGAACAATTCCTGAACATTTACGCCTACCGATGCGGCTATACGCATTTGCAGCGGTCCATCGGGCACGCGCTCTATTACGGCAGTTCGATGCAGTCGTTCTTAGACCTCTCGCGAAAGGCGCAGTCCTATGGGTTGTTCTGCGACCAGTGGTTGATTAGCAACGAGATTCCCGGCTTTGCGAACAACCAGGATGCGACCTACTGGGCACCGATTCTCGGCCCCTACATCGACCAGATGCTCGGGGCAGGCGTGATGGACCTTTGCTGCCCAAGCTGGCAGATGGATCAACTGAATCAGGGCGCACCGGGGAATCCGACGATCTCGATCATCGCCTACGTCGCCGGGAAGCTCTCGCCGTCTATTCCGGTCTATACCCACTGGGTGAACGAAGCCCTCGCGTGGTGGAAGACCGGCGGGGAAGTGTGGTCGGACCCGTACCAGACGATCAACGTGTACGACCGCTTTACGTGGTGGCAGTGCATGAACTACTACCTGACCGGCGGACATCATCAGGGCAACGGGCAGACGGCGATTGACGATCCGCAGCTCTATCAAGACAAAATGAAAGACACGCTGAACCCGTTCTATGACGGCAGAATGGGGCACTCGCTGCGGAGCGGCAGCAATTTCAAGCTGGATACGTTTGAGAGCACGGCGCAGCTCCAGTTCGACGGCCAGTGTTCAGAAGAGATTGGCGACAGGACCGGGTATATCCTCACCTGCACGACCTCGGATGTCGGGGCCACACTGGGGATGAGTGGGTACGGGAACGGCGCTCGGAACCCGGACGGCAGCACACTCTGATCGATTCCTTTACAGGAGACACCGATGCAGCACAAGAAGAGCCTCTTTGTTAGCAAGACGTTTTGGACGAACATTATCGCGGGCGTGGTCGCTGTGGGGAGCGGACAGCTCGGGATCACTATTCCGCACGCGCCGGAGATTCTCGCTGCGGCGAATATCATGCTGCGACTCGTCACGTCGAGTGGCGTGTGTCTGAAAGAACAGTAGCCATGCGATACGTTTTCGCCTTGGGTGTGTGCCTCTGTCTCGCGGCCACGCTCGAGGCGCAGTCCCCCGTTCCGCCGGGCGTGCAGATTTGCACGGGCGAGTACGCGCTCTGTGCGTCTTCGACCTGTACGCCGGTTCTCAACGCAGACGGTAGTCCTAAACTGATCACGGTCAACGTGCAGGGCGGCGGGACCGCGCAGTATCCCGAGATGTCCTGCACCTGTCCCATTAAGACGGGACCGGCTATTGCGGACGTGCAGGGCGGCAACATGGCGGGCAGTTGCACGCCTCCCGGCGCGCAGCAAGTGTGGAGCTTCTTCGCGGTCGCGGAGCATCTGCCGCAACAAATGAACGACTGGTCCCGTGTGCTGGCGGACACCAAGGTCACGCCACAGCAGTGTGGAGCCAGCCTGAACCTGGGGGCCACGTTCGCCAACTGCTTCAGCTTCGCCTGCACCGAGACAACGAGCGTCAACGGCGTGCGACTGGCGGATTGCCGGTGTCCCGCGGGCGAGAATCTGGCGGGTGGACCTGTGGCTCCGGCGACGGCGTTCTCGATGTCAGCGGGTCAGGGCGACCCGAGTTATTGCGGGAAGCGTCCCGTCGGCGCACCGACACCGTAACGGTTTCTGCGCCTGCGTCTGCTACGTGTCCTTGCGTAGTGGGTGGCCTCGGGGACACGTCCGCTCCGCCGCCACGCTGGGGGGCCGCAGGCGCAGAGACACGTCGTGACGCACCCCGCGTTACGCTTTCGCCGCGTCGGGCGCTTTTGACCAGAGCAGGGGCCAGAGTTTCCGCGTTCGTGACGGATGGCGCAGCTTGCGAAGCGCCTTGGCTTCGATCTGGCGGATGCGTTCGCGGGAACACCCGCGTTCCGACCCGAGTTCCTCCAACGTCCGCTCCCCGTTGCCGTCCAGCCCAAACCGCTGCGTGATCACGAGCGCCTCTCGCGGCGTGAGGGTTTCCAGCGCCCCCGCGAGTCGTTCGCGCATCTCGCGTTGCACCACGGCCTCGGCGCTGGATTCGGGGAGGGTGAGATGACGAGCGGCTCCAAGTCCGACGAACATCGCGAGGGGAACGTCCCTCGCCACGCCACGCGGCCACACCTGGGCATACAGGGCGTGAGGGAACAGGACGTGGCAGTCGATCCCGAGAATGTTGGAGAGCGTGATGCAGATGGGGCGATATGTCCCGGTCGGACGGATCGCTAAGAGGGGACTAATCCGCAGGTTCAATAACTCATTGATTTGCCCCTGCGGCAGACTGTAGAAGCGGCAGAACGACGACACGCACCCCCGGCTAAAGGACCGGCGATAATCTTTGTCTTGATACGCGGCGTCACAAATCGCGTGATAGAGCCGCGCATTCTTGAACGTATATTCAATGCGGACTTCGGCGTCTTCGATCATCGAGTTCGCTCCATGAGGAGGCCGCGCACGGGCACTGCCGCAGGCGCAGGGACACGTCCGAGCGCGTGATACCGCTGGCGACAGGCGGCACCGCAGAACTTACGGTGCTGGTTCAGGCGGCGCGGGAGTGGCTGGTCGCAATACGGGCACGGGCCAGCTATACGCACAGGTCGGGCAAAAATACTCACGTCGGCCATGCGTGACAATCTCCTCGGTCTGGATGTCTTTGCACTTGGGGCAGTCGGGCGTCATGCCCGGGACCGGAAGATGATGACGGCGGACGGGAAGGGCGCACTGCCGTGCCCGTCGCCAAACTTCAGACGGCCTTTCAGGAAGCGCACCTTAACCCCGGCGCGAGGCCGCTGCCGCTCGGTATCCCAGACATACTCGTGCCACCAGCGTGTGTCGGTGCGGCTAGGAACTAGACAGACCACCACGGCCCCACACCGAGCGGCCCGACTGGCGCGATGCAGGAACGACCGGATCTGGCTATAGGGCGGGTTGCACCAGATGCGTGTGCCACAGCGTTCCCACTGGGCGTTGAGCGCATTGGTGAGATAACGCGGGACGGCTGCGTTGCTGGGCGTGGCGGCGGCATCAAGATCAAAATGGAACTCGGCATCGAGGTCCGCGAACAGCCCAGCGGGGGTGGCCCACTCGTCTGACCGGCGCGAGAAGAGGACAGGGGAGGTCACCGCCCCGGCCCCGGCATCAGGACGGCATGGAGCGCCTCGTCCACCGACCGCACGATCGCCCACGGGGCCTGCTGGAGGGCTTGCACAGCGCTCAGACGGGCCTTGGGGCCTGTCTTCACCTCGAGGGGCGTCCAGCGACGGCGATGCCAGCACAGGAGGTCTGGGAGGCCTCTGCCGCTGATCTGCCAGACCGTCACCCCATGCGCCTTCAGCGCCTCGACAATGGCCGGTTCGATGGCATCTCGACGTTTCCCGGCCCCGCCGCGTCGGAATGTCATGGAAGAATCTGCGCCTTGGCCCGTGCCCGATGCCGGATCGCCTGCGCGGCGTCATAGGGCACAACCACGACGGCGGGGACGCAGGTGCGACACCAGCCATAGCCGTTCGAGCCGCGCTCGTCGATCCATTTGCGGTCGGTGCGGCGTCGGCATCGCGGGCAGATCAACCGCTTGACGACGCGGGTCAAGTTACTCACAGCGATACACCTCAGTTTGCGCCCGCAGCCCATGCGGGAAGGCCAATGGGCCGGACGTGAAGCTCTTCTCCTCGTAGACCACCCGGTCAGTCGGCTGGATGGTCAGCCGTCCATTCTCCAGCTCGATAAAATGAAACTCCTTGGCCTGTTCCGGCTGGGCGGAGAACCCGTCACCGACCGGCCCAATCGAGAATAGGTATCGCCCCTCGGACGTGGTCGCTCCGGTCTTGGCGAGACACCGCAGCCCCGACAGATACGGGTATTCCACCGTCGAGAAGTCGCTGCTGTAGCAGTCCCAGGTCTGCGCGTCCTGCGCGGTCCACGGGTCATCGGGATGCATCGAGAACGCCAGTGCCTGAGGCGGCAGAGAGCGATAGACCGCGCCGCTCTCCAACAGCACGGTGCAGCCCCACATCCGGCCCGGTGTGCTGGTCAGGCCAAACCACACCGCTGGGGCGAACCGGCAGAGTTGACCAGTCTCGCGACCGGTAAACGTGGTGTCCACGAACACGTAGAGATGCCTCAGTAATGGGCCGATGGCTGAATGAATCACAACGCTCCCGACCGCGACCGCGACCCCGACCCCGACCACGACCGCGACCGCGACCCCGACCGCGACCACGACGCCGACCGCGACCCCGACCACGACCGCGACCACAACCGCGCCCGCGACCGATATTTATGCGCCAGCGCTTGCATTGACGGCTACTTCACGATCCCGAACGCCTCGATTGACGCTTTCATCACATACAGATCTTTCGGGAGCCGCTGCGCGTCCTGCCACGCCGTGTCTGAGAAGGGGCCAGTCTCATACACGATGGACGGATTCTCTAGCAGCACGCACTCGCCGTTCACGCCCGCCAGTGTGCCGGTGTAGATGTAGTTCATGCAGAACAATGTGATCACCTCACCGAGAAGTTTATCAAGTCCTTCGCCGGTCACTTCCGTCACGTTCACAATCTTTTTCATTTCGGCTCCTGTCCTGTCAAAGTAAACACTCACAGCGCCAGCGCCTCCTCGACGCTGGTCACCACCTGCACGGTCACCCCCGCCGCCGCCATCAGCGCGTGGAACTGCACTTCGTCCTCAGTCAGCTGCTGCTTGCTCTTGACCTTCGCGCCGTCTTTGATTTCAACCCTGTTCCTCGCCGTGCCTCGCCCTGCCACGCCCAGCCATGCCTTGCCGAGCCCGGCCCTGTTCCTCGCCGTGCCCTGCCTAGCCAAGCCACGCCCCGCCCTGCCGGACCGCGTTCCTCGCCGTGCCCTGCCCTGCCCAGCCTGGCCCAGCCGCGCCGGGCCTACCCACGTTCCTTGCCACGCCGGGCCACGCCCCGCCCTGCCGAGCCGTGTTCCTTGCCCCGCCTAGCCTCGCCTAGCCAAGCCACGCCCCGCCCCGCCCCGCCCGGTTCCTCGCCCAGCCTTGCCGGGCCAAGCCACGCCCTGCCCTGCCCTGCCCTGCCGAGCCGCGTTCCTCGCCTAGCCAAGCCTCGCCGCGCCGTGCCTAGCCGTGCCTGGCCCCGTTCCTTGCCTCACCCAGCCGTGCCACGCCATGCCCGGCCACGCCTGGACACGCCGTGCCAGGCCCCGTTCCTTGTTAGCCAATCGCCGCGGGCAACACCGGCTTAGTCGTCCGCGCTTGCAGCCGGGCTGACTGGATGACCGTCGTCGCCACCCGCTGGATATGCTCCGCTTGTTGCCGCTCTTCTGCCGACAGACGCGTCCAGTCCGTACTGGTCGCGACCGCATGGGCGCGTCGGAAACTCCGCACCCCCATCCGCAGTTTCGTCGCACTCAGGTCTACCCGTTCGCCGGGCGCGAGGGCGACATACGCGCCCTCCCCCGCCCGGAGGTAGATATTGTGTTCCCGGACGAGGCGGTTCCGCCACGCCTGCGTGACCGTGCGGAACCGTGAGGCCGCAGGGGCCACATGGATCACCTCCGACACCTCGGCATACGTCATCTTGACCCCTTCGGCGGGTACCCCAAAGACAGCGAAGAGCCGATGGACATCCGCGTCCGTGGGAATCCCCGCCGCAAACAGAGGGGACTTCGTCATCGCTGCACCTGCACCGTGGCGCGAAACCGTCCCCACGGCCCCGGTTTACCGGGGCTACTGGGACGCCAATCGCCCAGTCCACAATACGTCCCCGCCATCTCCAGAATCAGCGCAAGAATCTCCCCCGTGATCGTCTCATCCACCACGGTGATGCTGCCGCTGACGCTCCACGCATTGAACCGAGGACGCACCCGCACATGCTTGGACATCCCGACCTTCGCCGCCTTCGCAAACAATTCAAACCCCAGCGAGGCGGCGGTCGTTTCGTGGACGGCGTAGTCCTTCTCCGCCGTCAGCGGCGAGAGTTTCGCCCACGGCACCTGGTTGCCGTCGCCGGTCAGCAGCGGCCAGAGCATCTGGTCCACAATCAGCCCGCTCTGCGACTGGCGTTTGTACGTTGCGCCCTTCTTGCCGGTCGGCACCCGTGCACCGCCTTCGCGCAGCAGCGTCATCAGGTTGTCGGCGGGCATCCCCAGCCGGACCCCATCGTGATAGCAGTAGCCCAGCCACTTCCACGCGGGGGTCCGGTCATCCCCGGCTTTGCTCAGGCGTTTGTTTTCGGGGTTCGCCAGCCAGCGGTCCAGTTCCGACCGCCACTTCAGATCGTCGGCGTGCATCAGCAGCGGAGACTCGCCGGTCAGGGTAATCGCGTATTTCGTGACACTCATAATAGGTTCCTCTGTGATGAGGCGTGTCGCCAGGCCACGCGCTCCGCAAGTTGACGGGTGCCACAGGCCCAGCGCGAGGCGCAGGGGGTGGGATGGGGGCAGTCGTACTGAATGCCGCCGACCGAGACGTCAGGGACAACGGGCGGGGCCGTGGCATATTCGTCCTCCCAGCGCCCGCCATGCAGCCATGTTGCCGGATGGCAATAGTCCTGGTAGTCGGGCTTGTGCTGGATATAGGCCGCGACGGCGTCCAGCAGCGTCTGGGCGTCGGTCAGGCGACGGGCCTTCGTATACGCCGTTTGCGCGGATCGCTTCGCCACCTTCCGGGGATACGCGGCCCAGAAGGCGGCAAAGTCCGCGCTACATGCGGCGTTCGTCATATTGCAAACCGAGCCACGCGGTATAGGCATCCACGAGGCGCAGCCAGACGCGGGGGTACCGGTCAGCGTCCCCCGGCTGGGTGAGATGCGCCCGCCGCCGCCGCAGCTCCGGCTCATCGGGCTGCGACAGAAGGCGGCAATAGGCGTCGTACCGCTCAGAAGGGGATGTCATCGCTCGTCGCCGGTCGCCCGGCACGGGGCGCGGCACTGACGGGCGCGGCCCCGTCACGGGGTTCACTTTTGAGGATGCGCCAGTCGGGCATCTTCTCGTGTTTCTTCGGGGACGGAGTGCTGAACACGACCACGCGCTGTTCGTGCGCGCAGGCGGGGCAGGTCACGTTTCCCGACATAAACACCTTCCCGGTCGCGGCGGCTTTGATCCACAGCACTCCGAGTTCGTTCTCGTCTTTCTTAAACGGCATACACAGACTCCTTCACGGGATATTTCGCGTTGAGATGCGTGACGAGGGTATCGGCCTCGTCGAGGAACGAGCGAAGCGCCGTCTCGTAGGCAAGTAGATCGACCTGATCCGGCGTCACCGGCAAATGGAACAACGGGGCGCGGGTAAACGCCGGACAGTAGGCGGCGAAATGGATGACAGACGCGCCCGTCAGCCACAGCGCATGGGTGAGTTGCGCGACGTAGCGGGCCGGGATCGTCGTCGGCGCGTCCAGATAGTCCAGATGGGTCGCCATGCGCGGACATTTGGTTTCCACCAGCACGTCGTAGCCGGGACCACAAACTCCGTCAGGGGAGTAGCCCACCGGCAGGGTGTCATGGGTGAGATACCCCACGGCCCGAATAGCCCCCGGCAGCAGCCCGGAGAGTTCCAGCGCGGCCAGGGCCTCGGGTTCCAGGTCCATTCCACGCTGCATGTCGGCGGACACAAACGTCGGGCCGTCATCGGGCAAGCCCGAGAGTCGCTCCCGTGCCAGCAGCATCCGCAGGTCACGCCGACCCGCCGCTTCGCCACTCCCCTTGACTTTCGCGAGGACATGCTCGGCTTGTGACGCTGACACCCGTCCGCACCGCAGGGCATACCAAGCGGTAGTCCGTTGCGCGACGTGATGCTCGATCACGACGGCATCGCCTTGACCGTGCGCTTCACCGCAGCCTTGACCTTGGCGATCCCCACAGCGTAGTGCTCGTCACCAGACTGGGCATCTTCTTGTGCGTTGAGCGGGAGCGAAAACGGCGGGGCGTCTCCCGCCGTCACCGTGGCCGCACGGACCGGCAGACCCGACGCGGCCATCGTCTGGACCAGCGCTAAGGCGGGGGCCACCACGGCCTCCTGACGGGCCTTCAGGGCCGTCCAGACGGCGATGTCCTTTCCCCGCAGCACAGCGGCATACGCGGGCTGGAGCCGAATCGTCGCCACCAGTGCCTGAAAGTTGCCGGTATCCGCAATGGGCGTCAGCGACTCCAGCCACGCCGCGTAGGCGTCCTGTGCTGACGCCACGACCGCGTCATCTTCCATCGGCAGGTCTTCCCCGGCGTAGATGTATAAGCCGAGTCCACACAGGGCAATCGCCTTGACCAGCGCCCGCTGCATGGCCGTGTTGATGGCAAACGCATCCGGCGAGACGATGGCGCGATTTTTATGGTCCATCACGGGGAGCCACACGGTTTTCGACCGGCCCCCGACCGTCACGGTGCAGCAGACCAGCGCCGTGCTGTCATGCAAAAGGCAGACGGGCTGGTCGTTCCACAGCCGATAGTCCCATGCGGCGTCAGGGTCGCGCCGCAGGAGCTGATCGACAGCCCATGCCCACGACAGGTAGGTCAGCCCGCCCTTCTTCTCCGTGTGGTCGTTGACGTTGATCGTGGCGAGGTCGGCGTAGGTAATCTCAGTCATTCTGCCTCCGCTCTGCGGGTGTCTAGTTCCAGTTTCTCAGCAAGGATCTCGTCAAGGGCGTGTTCCACCAGCGCGTCTGTCTCCAGTAGTCGCACAATGACGGCGTTGATCAGGCTGTTGTTGTGTCGGCAGACATCCAACACCAGCCGGTAGAGCGCGCCGGGCAGTCGCACACGCAGGATCATGGCGATACCCCCCAGCCGTATGTGCGATCCGGGTCCGGGTCCGGGTCCGGGTCAGGCTCCGGCTCGTCGGGTTCGCGCTCGTCGGGGTCGCGCTCGTCGGGGTCGTCCGACCAGCGATCCCGGTCACGCGGGTCGGTCGTCTTCCAGTCGTCGTAGGTCACGATGCCACCGCCCGCGCCGCACGTTGCGCGGCGTCACAGGCGCGCGTGATTTGATCAGGGGCCAAGCCTAGGGCAAAGAACTGCACGAGGTCATCAATCGCCGCCTCGCGTCCCACGGGGGCGGTGAGGGCGAGGAGGAGCGCGTGGGCGAGTCGTGCCGTGGGCTCGGTCGGAATGTCTGCGGTCATCGTGATACCTACCTTGTGAGTGTGGCCTCGCGAGATGGCGGGGCGACGAAGTCGCAATCCTATACGACTACAGTAGGGCGTGTCAAGCCTCTCCCTCCACGGGGTTGGCCGGGAGCATCCCCCGCAGGTGGATGTGCTTGCGCTCGAGCTTGCGCCAGTCGCTCGACATCTGTGCCCGTATCCAATAGGAGGGCCGACGCAGGCCCTGCTCCCACGCTTCAATCGTGCGGAACGAGAGCGGCGTCCCGCTGGCTTCGTGAATCCAGTGGTGGGCGAAGGCGCGGGTGTTCTGTTGGAGCACGACGCGCCGGAAGAACACGATCTGCTCAGGGGACCACACGACGAAGTTCAAGGTCTGCATGTGTCGGTAGTATACCACCGAAGACAGACGCCCTCTATTCCCGCCATCTTCGTAGGAAGAGGCACGGCACGTTCGCGAAGCTCCCGTGTCTGGCCCCGCCTCGGTCCCCGAAAGAACCTAGCAACCAGACTAAGTGCGCTGACTGGACTCCTTGCGGAGATGGCATGGTCGAGAGTTGTCAGGGCGCGACATTGCTCCCTTGCCAGTCGCACGACGAAAGGGTATGGGGTGACGCGACGGCTGACCCCAGCATCCGAGAGCGCGAACACATACAACGTGCCCCGCAGCGTGGGAAAACCTGAGCAGGAAAACTAAGGTAGGATAGAGACGTGGTCTCCGTCATACCGCAGGGTTTCACTGCCGTCTGACTGGTGGAGGGGATTTTGCCATTCCCTCCACCGCTTTTCTGAGCCTACCATAAAATGCCCCGCCGCATCCACGCCGACGATCCGACCGTGTCTGCCGACTGGCAGGATCTACTGGGTCTCGAAGCCGACAGCAACACGTATAACTGGGTCCATTATAAAAAAATCGCCGTACGGCTGGCGGATCGCGTCGAGGCGCTGGAGCACCAGCTCCGGGCGTTTGCCGGCACGGTGCCGGTCCGCCGGACGGTCAAACGGCCACGCACGTAGGCCAGCCGCGTGCGGATTGGGCGTGCGTCTGGTGGTCATCGTATGGTCTCTAGGTAGGCGCGGATTACTTCTGCGGCGACCTGCGGGACGATGGCATTGCCGTACCCGCGCAGGCGTCCCACGCGGGCGGATACCCCATGAGCCAGCGGCTGAAGGCCGGGTTGAGTTGGCCGGGCTTTGCCGTCTCGGCAGGGGAGCCAGATGAGATCGGCCCAAGGTGAACCGCCTGGTTCGCTAATTGGTCGAGGTGCATCCGGCCCGTGCCGTTCGTCGTAACGTGCGCCTCGGAGTTCGGCCCCTTGCTGTCCCGCGCTGCCGGTGTCGCCCAACTCGCCATCGTCTGTAAATCCTGAGCGCCCTGACCATGCAGCCCCGCTCCGTTTGCGTTCTGCGCTTTCGGACTCGGCCACGAACCACAGCCGCTGCCGGATGTGCGGTGCCCCGACGCACGCAGCAGGCAGACCGACCGCCCCGACGGCGTAGCCTTCTCGCTCCAGGTCATCGCAAACAAGGTCGAGCCAGCCGTGTCCAACCGCTGCTTCAACCTGCTCACCAAAGACGACTGGAGGGCGGCACTCGCGGATGAGGCGATGCCACGTCGGCCAAAGATGGCGGGGATCGGTGCCGCCAGCTTGGGTGCCTGCGGCCGAGAAGGGCTGGCAGGGACAACTACCTGTCCAAACAGGTCGGTCATCGGGCCATCCGGCGAGTCGGAGGGCGTAACTCCACCCGCCGATGCCTGCGAAGAAGTGGCACTGCGTAAATCCGGCGAGGTCGGCGGGTTGCACATCCACAATGGATCGTTCATCGACGTCTCCTGCGGGAATCTCCCCCGCACGTATCAGTTCGCGCAGCCATGCGGCGGCTTTAGCGTCGTGCTCGTTGTAATAATTCATCGCACCGCGACATCTCTGAGTGAATCACACACGGGAGGTGTGGCCGCAACACGCGCACGTCTCAAACCCGGCGGCGAGGTGCGCCAGGTCGCGCCCCAGACCCCACACAATGCCTGCACGTTTCGTGGTGCTGTTGGTGCGCCGGTCGCCGGTATCACGCACAAGCCCGAGTTCGCGCCCCCATTTTCGCGCCATGCGATGCAGGTGCGGTGAGCACCGCCGCTTTTCGACCAGGAACAGCGGGGCGAGTTCGAGGTCCGTCATCGGCCCGTGCCGGTCGAGGAGTTGGACGACGATCTCCACCGACTCGCCGCGCAATCGGGTGTTTGCTTGCAACGCCGCCGCAGCCGCGTGCGACGTGAGGGGGTCAGCGGCTCTGGCCTTCACGGGGATGTTGTCAATGGTGGTCTTCCGACCGCCGACACCGAGATCGAACAGCGGCATGTCACGCATGAAAACTCCTCCTCGCTGGCATGGTTAGAGCCAGCCCGACGCGCCGAGGAACACGAACGCCAGCACGGGTCCGACGAGCAAACTAAATAGGATGACGTCGCGCCAGGTCGGCGCAGTCATCGAATCCCCCCCAGCAGCCGCTCCACTAGTTCGACCGCCGCATAGGACCGCCCGCCGATGTTCCACCGGGTGATCTGCTCGACCGGCGTCCCGTCTGGGCCGCAGTAGGCGGGGCCGTTTTTCCAGTTGTAGATGGTGGCAACCGTGTGGTCGGCGTACGATTCGACGTGCCATTCGGCGTCAGTTTTATATGCGTCTCCGGCCATCGGGGGGCCAAAGGCGCGGACGAGTTCGGCGTAGTTGGCGATGATCTGTCCCTGTAGGCACGTTCCGGCGATGTCGATGTCGATCATGCTGGCACCCCGTCCAGGATGTCCAGCGCCTGCCGCTGACTCTCTACGATATCGGCTGGGGTCATTCCGTAGGCAAGCTGATCCACTAGCTTGTCGGCGGCGCGTTCTCGGGCGGCATCTGGGGCGGTCAGGGCCAGCACTAAAGCCTGCGTGAGTCGTGCGATCTGTGGTGTCATCGCGCCGCCCCGCGCACAACCCGCGCCACGACGCGCGGCCACAGGAATCTGTATCGCCCATGGCTTTCCTCCCAATCCCAGTAGCCGACCAGATCGTCTATCGTGCGCGACACCTGCTCTGCGCGTGCCACGTCCCCTGATGCTGCGATCCTGCGATATTTGTGCGCGGCTTCAATCGCTTGTTCGAGTCTGTGTTTTGAATTTGTCATATGTTCCTCGTTCGTTACGGTGGCCGGAGAAACCGCCCCAGCTCGGGTGTCGGCCTAGTAAATCGCGATTCCCCGGTTGTAGCAGCTTTCCACGTCCGCGCCCACTGGCACGTCACCGGGCCGCAGGATATACAGCGCCGCGCCGCGCGGATCGCCCTGCACGTAGTACGTGAGCGAAATATCCAAAACTTGGTCGAGACAACCTTGCAGCGTGGCCGGTTCGACGAGGTTTGTAATCGCGCGCTGATTCCGCATTGAGACGATGGTCTTTAGGCGCTTCATCGCGCCAGCTTCGCGATCCGCTACTGGTGCGACGAAGTGCCGGCCTGTGCTTGGTTGCGACCAGAACGGGCGATTGTTGCGGTCCTCGTCGCGCTCGATCACGCCTTCGCACTCATTCTCGGCCCAACGTGAGAGCGTCATACTGATCCGGCGTAGTGCCTGGGCTTCGGTCGGGGTAAACCCCAGCGCCTGAAGTGTCTGCTGTTGCGTATATTGGCGGAGAGCTTCGCGTTTGGTCATATGTCCCTCGTTCGTGCAAACGGTAACCGGGTGCCGCCCGGCGCGGGAGATTGGGCCGGTGGATGCCCCGGCCCCTTGCCTATCCGCGCACGGCCAGAATCCGCCGGACACGCGCATACGATGCCGCCGTAATTCCCTCAGGCGGGTGCACGGCGTACGACGTATCTTCGCCCGTGAGGTAGTTCGGCTCACTATCCACCGAATAGAACGATCGGCCGCCGTCCTCGAGGCTATAACGTCCAAATTGCGACACAAGGTCGTGCAGCGTCCAATCGGAGGGATCATCATGTTTCCAGCCGCCCCTAGAGTAGAAACCCGACTCGGCGTAGTCACCTTCCTCGGCGGACTCTTCTGTTACGACCTCGTACGTCACTCGAAACATACTCATACCCTCCTTTAATGGTTAAAACGCGTTAGTCGACTCAGCGGCACTTTTCCAAATTCGCAGCATTGATCCGACGATACTTGAGCGTCGGATCGGCAGAAATTTCTGCAGGCGTGAACGTGCCATCGTCCAGCCGGAGTGCGTCGGTCAATACCATGGCTGAGCGCCCGCCTGCGACGGGATGATATGCCTGCACTGTCCACCGGGCCTGCCCGTCACCACCGACCCGTTGTCCTGTGCTCCGGAGAAATGCGCCAGTTAGGCGGACCTTCTCGCCGACGTGGAAAATCTTAACAGTCATATTCATACCCTCCATTGAACCCTCTAACACGCTGCTAGAGGGTTCTAGCAAGGCAAGAACTAGTCGTTATCGTCTTGCCAGTCGTCGCGATCGTCACGGCGCATATTAGGGCATCTTGTCTCGTGACAAGCGACGCCATTAATGCACAAGGCCTCACAGCGCGAGCATCGAACATAGATAGCCTTGCTAAATCTGCCCATGTCGTCGCGCTCTTCGCAGCGTGAACGATCGAATCCTGCATCGATGAGTGCGTTATAGCGTTGTGTGGTGGTCATGCTATTCCTCCCTCGACGCATCAATGGCGGCCTGCTCACTATCGTATGGACCCATTGGATCACTATCCGGCATACAGCCGGGGAAGCAGGGCCAGAAGTACCAGCCCTCTTCAGGCCCTGCAGCGTGGCGCGCTCTACGTTTGTCATACGCATAGTCTTGTGCCAAGTCTTCAATCTCGCTCTGTGAGAGGTAGAAGACTTCAACATCTGGCAGCGCATACGTATCGTTTTCTCGGCTGAGGTCGCTGTAGTGCTGACTCATGGTTGCAATCTCCTTAGTGACTAGCGGGTTTTGGTGCCGAATCGGACACAGAGACGATAGCGTCCATCCCGGGATAGAAGAAGCTGAACACTGTAACCACGCTCTACTGCGCGATGAAGGACATCCGAGTACGATGCTTGGTGCGTCGTATCGAATTGCAGCCGTGAGCCTCGCCTAGTCACTGCGACGGTTGATGCTGTGCCGTAGGGCAGCGAGTCAATAAATGTCTGCTGTCGGTCTGCTGTGCTTGTTTGCGTCATCGTCTGCCTTCTTTCGAGTGACGAGCTGTAGTGCTCGCATTGAGGATGCTACTACAGCCGTAGTAGGCTGTCAACACCCCATAATGTAGTGGCACACGAATATGGCACCACAATAGGTTGTGGTCCTGTTCTCCCCATGACGCACCACATGCAACTATGCATCACCTATGCATAACCTATGGATATTCTGCGGGAAAGTTATTGATACGGTTGGCCGCCCCTCACCCTCCAGAGGCTGGTGGCTTGCTCGAGCTCTAGGGCCCTGCCCTACGCCTACCCCTAGACCTACCCCTACCCCTAGCCCTATCCCCTACCCCTACCACTACATGTAGTGCTGCCATGGGGCGTTTACCCAAGGCCGGCGCAGGAACCGAATCGCTTTTGGATCGGCGTTCCCCTCCCTAGATCTCGTTATCTCCCGCGGCGTGAAAAACCGATCTGGATACGACAGGGTGTCAGCGTGGGGGGTGGGTGGGCGCGTGGGACGGGAGGGGGAGCGCGCCCGTGCGGGCGCTTCGTCTTGGAGAGACGACGTCTTCTAGAGACGACGTCTTAGAGAGCGAAGACCACCAGAGAAAGGGTTGGCGTGAGCGGGTGTGGCTCTCCCCGCGGTGGGGCAAGCCAGACCTGGAGTCACCACCGTCGAAATGGGCGGCTGTTCACGGGTAGATAGGGCGCGGCCTCTTGGAACCCAAGAGTCAGCCTGACGTGATGCAGGCTGAACCCGCCTATCCTCGACCAAGACTTACAGTACCGACCGCCGGGTACTCCCCGCAGGCTCTAGTCGTATCGAGTCGTTGAGTGCGCCTGTCCGTGTCAGGGATGCGCCGACTCGGCTCCCACCTTGGCGACTGTGCGTCCTGGTAATCGCCTCGTGATCGATCACGTCGTGCTCCGCGCCGCCAGCGGTTGACCCTCTCAGCGCAGTGCACGCAGTATAGCAGTCTGCGGACGAATGTCTAGGGGAATTGACAAGACTTGTGATACAACCGCGTCTATGACCTTAAAACTGCCGCCTCGTCCGTATCGGGGCGGGACGTATGGGAATGGGGTGGGGAAGAAGTTCCGAGACATTGCGAAGGGACCACGGGTCCGGCAGTCGTTTGTAATGCGCGAGAAAGCGGAGTTGCTGGCCGCGTGGAAGATGGCGGTGAGTAAGCGGTTTGACCGGCTGGTGGAAGCGCAGTTGACGGCGGCGGAGGGCGTGACGCACATGCAGGCGCGGGACGCGCAGGGCAAGTGGCAGACGGTGGTCGATCCCGAGGTCATGTCGGACAAGCTGGATGCGGGAGAGCAGGCGTATCGGCTGAGTGCGATTGCGCCGAGTGCGCCGATTCTGAAGGACATCATGGACCGGATGTTTGGACAGGCGCGGCAGAGTCTGGACCTGGATGTCACGTCGACGCCAACGGCGAATCTGAGCGATGCGGAACTGAAGGCGAACATGGCGGCGTTGCTGAAGAAACTGCACGAGTAAATGCCGCTCACGTTGGACGACCAGGCGCTGTATCAGCGGCTGATGGACGAGGCGGGGCGTCGGTCGAGCGCCCGGTTTCATACATTTTTTGCGGACAGCGGTCCCACCGCCAGAGTGCTGTATCCGCGTCACTTGGAGTTCTTTGCTCAAGGCAAGGTCTTCAAGGAGCGGCTGTTTATGGCCGCCAACCGGGTCGGGAAATCGGAGGCTGGGGCCTACGAACTGACGTGTCACCTGACCGGCGTGTATCCGGCGTGGTGGGCCGGTCGTCGGTTTGACACCCCGGTCGAATGCTGGGCGGTGGGCACCAATAGCCAGACGACCCGCGACATTGTGCAAGCCAAACTGTTGGGGTCGGTGCAACTCCCCGGCACCGGGATGATTCCGGCCCACTTGATTCTGTCCACGATTAGCTCACGCGGTCTGCCCGGCGCACTGGAAGGCGCGGTCATTAAGCACAGCAGCGGCGGGTCGAGCTTGTTGGGCTTGAAGACGTATGAGCAGGGCCGTCCCAGCTTTGAAGGCACGAGTAAGCACGTCATTTGGTGTGACGAAGAACCCCCCGCGGATTGCTACACCGAGATGCTCTATCGCACGGTGACCACCAAGGGCATTGTGATGGTGACGTTTACGCCGTTGCAGGGCATGAGTGCCGTGGTCAAGGGATTCCTTGAACCGGAGACGGAGGCGTCGGCGGAGTTCAAGACGTTCATCCAAGCGGGCTGGAAGGATGTGCCGCATCTGGATGTGGACGAGCGTCGGGCCTTAATGGCGACCACGCCGCCCTACCAGATTGCCGCACGCACGGAGGGTGAACCCAGTTTGGGGTCGGGCGCAATTTACCCGATCAGCGAAAAAGATATTTTGGTGCCGACCGCCGAGATTCCCGAGACGTGGCGGCGGGTGTACGCGATGGATGTGGGCTGGAACCGCACGGCGGTGGTGTGGGGCGCACAAGACCCTGGGTCTGGGCAGATTGTGCTGTATGACGAGCATTATCAGGGGCAGGGAGAACCGGCGAGTCATGCCGAAGCGATTAAGGCGCGTGGCGCATGGATGGCTGGGGTCATTGACCCGTCGTCCTCGGGCAGCAGCCAGATTGACGGACGCACCTTGATACAAATTTATGGTCGATTAGGGTTACACCTCGACCCCGCGATCAATGCCGTCGAAGCCGGACTGACCGAAACATGGAACTTGCTGGTGTCGGGGCGGCTGAAGGTGCAGGAGCATCTCCGTAACTGGCGCAGTGAGTTTCGGAAGTATCATCGGGACGAACAGGGCAAGATTGTCAAAAGCGGCGACCACTTGATGGACGCCACGCGGTATTTGATTATTTCGGGGCGGTCGCAGATGCGGGTGCCCCCGACGCCGACGCATCGTCCGCCTCGACAGTGGGGCGCCGTGTCCAGTTGGATGGCGCATTAATCTATGGCACATACTGAAGATCTGCAACAGGCGTTGGATCGGTTCAAGATGGGGTCCGATGCCGACGTGGATCAGCGGAATCGTGAAGTCGATGCGCTGCGGTTCCAAGTGCCCGACCTGTGCTGGCCGACCGAGGTCAAGGATCAGCGCAAACCACAGATTATTGGCGGCGTTGCGATTCCGCAACGCCCGATGCTGAGTATTCCAAGTCTCGACCATCCGATTCAGCTGGTGCTGAACGCGGAGAAGGCCGCGCATTTGGGCGTGACGGTGCATCCGCTGTCTGAGGACGCCAACGACGACACGGCAGAAGTGATTCAAGGGCTGTATCGGCGGATTGAAGTGGAAAGTCGGGCGGGGCTGGCCCGGAGTTGGGCATTCGAGCGCGCCGTGAAGGCGGGCCGTGGCTATTACCGCGTCATTACCGAAGCCGACCCGGATAGCGATGATGCCTTTGACCAGCGCATCATCATTAAGCGCATCTTGCAGCAGGGGAGCGTGGTGCTGGACCCGTTCGCGCAGGAGCCGGACTTTTCGGATGGGCAGTGGGCGTTTCTCATCAACGATATGCCGTGGGAGACGTATAAACGTCGGTATCCTCGCAGTGAGATGGCGACGTTTTCCGAAGACGAGTTGTCGTCGATTGGGATGAATACGCAGCACTGGGTTTCCGGCACGGAAGGCGCGGGACGGGCGGTGCGCGTGGCCGAGTATTACCGGATGGAGTATGAAACCAGCCGGAAGGTGCTGCTGGACGATGGGTCCGAATCCGAAGAAGATGCGATTCCGGACGGACGCACGGCGCGGACGGGCGCAGAGGCCCGCACGAAAGTGGAGAAAACGCCGATTCTGTATTGGTCCACCATCAACGCGATTGAGGAGCTTGAGCCGAAGCAGGCGATGGACGGGCGGTACATCCCGATTATTCCGGTGGTGGGGCGGGAGCTGATTCCGTTTGAAGCCGAGCGGCGGTGGGTCGGCATGATTGAGCCGAACAAGGACGCGGTGCGGCTCCTGAATTACAGCGCCAGCAGTGCGGTCGAGATGGCGAGTTTGGAAACGAAAGCGCCGTACACGATGGTGGAGGGGCAGGAAGAGGGCCACGAGCAGGAGTGGCAGCTCGCCAACGTGCGGAACTTTCCGTATCTGCGGTATCGCAATGTGTCTCTGAACGGCACCCCTGCGCCACCGCCGCAGCGTACCCAAGTCGATACGTCGCGTCTCGGCCCCAGCATGTTGCTGTTGCAGCAAGCGCGGGAGTTTATCCACGAGGGGACGGGCGCATATGAGTCGGCCTTGGGTCAGCAAGCGACGAATGCCAAGAGTGGCCGAGCGGTGCTGGCGTTGCAGAACCAGCACACCGCGGGGTCGAGTCATTTTCTCGACAATCTGGCAGAAATCAGCCTGACGTATGAAGCCAAGGTGGTGTTGGACCTGATCCCTCACATCTATGACCGGCCCGGTCGTGTGGCGCGGATTCTGGACCGCGAAGATAACGCCAAGACGGTCATGTTGAACCAGCCGTTTACCATGAACCCGCAAACGAAGCGCCCGGTCGCCGCGCTGCCGCAGCCGCAGCCTCCAGCCGCCCCGCAGATGGGCATGGGGATGCCGCCGCCGGGTCAACTTCTAACGATGGGGATGCCAGGAGCGCCGCTTGCGCCTCCGCAGCGCCCGCAAGGCGGTCCGATGCCCATGAACGGCATGGCTCCCGCGCCTCCGCCGCGTCCACAAGGCAAGGTGTTGAATTACGACCTGAAGAAGGGTCGGTATGGCGTGGTAGTCAGCATTGGCAAGTCGTACAAGAGCCGCAATGAAGAAGGCGCGGATGAGATGGGCAATCTGTTCCAGGCCAATCCCAGTCTGTTCCCGATTCTTGGTGACATCTACCTCAAGTTCCGCGATTTCCCCGGTCACTTGGAAGCCGCCGAACGTGTGAAGAAGATGCTCCCGCCGCCATTGCAAGCGAAGGACGACGGCCCGGACCCGCAGCAGTTGCAGCAGCAGTTGCAGCAGGCGGGTCAGATGGTCGAGCAGTTGACGAAGGCGCTGGACGAGAAGACGAAGCTGCTGGAGATGGACGGCCAGAAACTCCAGATGCAGGCCCAGACCGCGCAGAGTGATCAAGCCGCCAAGATTGAAATAGAGCGGATGCGGAACGAGACGCAACTCGCGATTACGGCGATGAAGATTCGTGCCGACGAAGCGGGGGCGATTTTCGCGGCGGAAGTGAACCGGGTCGGCACGGGCGCGTCCCAGCAGCATCTCCAGCAGATGGCGGCGATGCAGGCGGGACAGGCGCAGGAGCAGTCGGCGCAGGACCACATCCAGTCGCAGCAGATGGCGCAGCAGCAAGCGATGCAGGCACAGGACGCGTCCGCGCAGGACGCCCAGCAGGATGCCGCCTTGTCGGTTCAGAATGGCGGCATGAACATGGAAGGCACGCCTAAGGATGTCGCCGCAGACGCCCAGCAGTTGCCGGAGGAAATGGTATGAGTGCCGCCTGGACGCGCAAAGAAGGCAAGAATCCTGCGGGCGGATTAAACGCCAAGGGCCGAGCGTCGTATCACGCCGAAACTGGCGGCACCCTACGTCCTCCGGTCAAAGCCGGGGATAACCCGCGCCGAGCCAGTTTTCTGGCGCGGATGGGCAATATGCTGGGGCCGATGACAGAACCGGACGGCGATCCGACGCGTCTGGCGTTGTCCCTCAAGGCGTGGGGCGCATCGAGCAAAGAAGACGCTCGCGCCAAAGCTAAGGCTATTAGCAAACGAAATACGTAACGGAATTGACGATTTGGCTATATGTGTGCTATTTGTAGGGAGATTTTAGAATAAATAGCTGACGTTCTCACTCGGGCGCGACTCATGACCGCGCCGACAACCGCTCCCCGGCGGGTGAGACGACAAGGGGACACACGACAAGGGGGCGTGTTTCCGGCAGATAGCCGTGAGACGCGCCTTTTGTTTTAGGTCCCCCCTTTTTTTGAGAGGCGTATGACGACAGACGCAGGACAGGTCACCGACGGCGACATCACGATTGATTCCAACCACGAGACCGTGGACCAGATTCAATCCGCCTTTGCCGACGATCCCCCCGCGGCTGATTCAGAAGCTTCTGCGCCCATCGCGGTCGCGCCAGTTGAGAAACCCACAGAGAAACGTCGGAATCGCAGCGACAGCGCGTCCGAGGCGGTTTCGTCTGCGGTCGGCAAGCAACGGGCCGCGGAACGTCGGGCCGATGCCGCCGAAGCCCGGATCGCGGAACTGTCGCGTCCGCCTGCGCCAGAAACAGAGCCAACGCCGCCCCCGGCCCACGGGAGTGAATGGGCGCGGTTCAAGGCGATGCCGGGCGTCCCGACTGTCGATCAGTTTGACGCCTACGAAGATTACTCGATGGCGATGGCGACCTTTGTCTCGGATGTCCGCGATGAAGAGCGCCAGACGCAGCGACAGGAGCGCGACCAGCAGTCCCGCGTCCAGCAGTATCAGACCCAGATGGATACCGCGTGGACCGACCGGTTGACGGCGGCGCGTGACAAGAACCCCAACTTGGATGCGGAGCTGAACCCCGACACGCCGATGAGTTTGCCCATGCAACATCTGGTCAAAGACTCGCCGCTCGGGATTGAACTCCTTCAGTGGCTCTCCGCGCATCCCGACGAATCTCAGCGTCTCTCCACGCTGCACCCGGCAGACACCTACCGGGAAATGGGGAAATTGGAAGGCCGACTCGAAGCTGCTTCTTCACCACGCGGCCCAGCACGAGTCGTCAGTAACGCGAGAGCGCCTATCAAGCCGCTGGGCACCTCGCCGCCTGTGTCTGACCCGTTTGAGATCAGCGATGACCTGTCGATGGACGAACATTTCCGTCGCATGAATGCTGCTGACCGTCAGGCGGGTCGCCTATAACTCTCTAAAGCGAGGATGATCGATGGCTAATACACTTGCCACCCCGTCCTGGACGACGAAGGAAGTCGCACGAGGCTTTATTAATAAGCTCGTGTTTCTGGCTAACGTCAACCGGACCTACGATTCGCAGTACGAAATTGCTGGCGCGAAAGTCGGCAATACCGTGAATGCCCGACTGCCCCAGCGGTTTACCGTGACGGACGGACAGGCGCTGCAGCTGCAGAACCTGTACGACCAGACGGTGCCGATTTCGCTGACCAACCAGAAGAACGTCGCGTTTGGCTACAGCAGCCAGCAGGCGACGACTGAACTGGACAACATCCGTGCTCGGTATGTTGATCCGGGGTCCGAGGCGCTGGCGAACGCGGCAGAAGTGCTGGCGTTCAATGCGGTTTATCGCGACATCTACAGTGCGGTGGGCACCCCCGGCACTACGCCGAGCGCGACCATTACGTATCTGCAGGCGGGCGTCAAACTGACCGACCTCTCGACCCCGCTCAAGGGTCGCGTGGCGGTGCTGGACCCGCTGGCGATGTCCACGCTGGCCAACACCACCTCGTCGCTGTTCAACCCAACGGCCATCATCTCTGAGAACTACGAAGAGGGCATGTTTGGGCGTCGGCAGTTGGGCGTGGATAAGTGGCTGCAGGACCCGGTGCGTCCGACGCACACGACCGGCACGTTTACGGCGTCGACTCCACTGGTCAACGGCGCAAGCCAGACCGGCAGCACGATTGCTATTGACGGCTGGGCGTCTGGCGCGTCGTCCCTCAAGAAGGGCGACATTTTCACCATCGCTGGCGTGAACAGCGTGAACCCGCTGTCCTACTCGTCCACGGGTCGTCTCCAGCAGTTCGTGGTTACGGCGGACACGTCGGATAGCGCTGGCGCAATGGCTACGCTGCCGATTAGCCCGTCGATTGTGACCTCGGGTCAGCTGCAGACAGTGGATGCGTCCCCGGCGGACAACGCGGTCGTCACGGTCCTTGGTGCGACCTCGCCTACGGCTGGCACGCTGGCGACGACCACCTCGCCGCAGTCGTTTGTCTATCACCCCGATGCGTTTGCCTTCGTGATGGCCGACCTGATGAAGCCCGGAGCGGGCGCAGAGTCCACCACGGTACGCAGCAAGGCACTTGGGTTCTCGATCCGGATGGTTGAGCAGTATCAGATTGGCACGGACCAGAATCCCAGCCGTCTGGACATCCTGATTGGTGCGGCAACTATTCAGGCGCGGCTTGCCGCGAGAGTGTGGGGTTAAGTCATGGCATTGGCAACAACGACTCTGTCGGTGGCGGTGGCCCTGGCCGACACCAGCATCACGGTCGCGTCGGCTACGTCTGTGTCGGCGGGACGACTGGTGTTGGTCGATCAGGAAATGATGAAGGTCATGCAGAGCTACGTGTCTGGCACCTCGGTGCCGGTGCAGCGTGGCATTGATGGCAGCGCGACGGTCGCGCACAAGATCACGGCCAATGTGACGCATGGGGCGGCGACAGATTTCTCAACCCCATCGGCGCAGGAAGTCGTGACGTATCAGGCGTCTCGGGCGGTGGTGGTGCAGAGCATCACGGCCACTTCGACCCTGACGCTTCCGGCAGCGGGCACGGACCTGCGTGTCATTCTCAATGGCACATCGGTCATTACCCTGACGGTCCCTGTCCCGACGAAGGACATGGACGGCACCACGCTGATGATCATCGGCAACGGCGCGGCGGCGCATGTGCTGACGTTCACGGGCGGGCTGTCTGGCGCGGGCGCGTCTTACGACGTGGTGACGGTCAACGCGACAGCCCCGATTGCCATGCAGTGTGTGGCGTGCAACGGTCTGTGGAATGCGTTTGCGGCGATTCCGATTGCCGGAACCGTCACGAACATCACGGGCACTGTCGCGTAGGTTCGGCTTTTCACAAGGGGGGCGGCACCGTGCCGTCCCTCTCTTTTCAGAGGACACATGGCGATCATTCACAATCCCGACAGCGAATACTCCCGCGAGATGACAAAGTGGAACACCCAGAAACGCCACGGCGGGATGGGCGCGAACGGCTACGAGCCGTTCCCGAAGATGGTCTATCAGGCCCGTGCGCGTGAGAACGGCAAGATCATGTGCGGCGATCCACTCGCGGCGGTCGGGGATGCGGTGGGTGAAGCGTTTGCCCGGTCCTGTCAGCAGATTGTCCAGAACCAAGAGGAACTGGACAAGTCAGTGAAGCAGGGCTGGTACGACACGCCGGACCTAGCGATTGCGGGCTACGAAGTGGCGCAGCGGTCGATGGCGGACATTGCGGCGATGCGGCATTTCACGGACCAGCGCATGGGCGAGGTCGCGCAGGCGGAAGCGAAGCTGGCCGATGACGCCACGCACGAACATCTCCCTGCGTTGCCCGAAAAGCGCAAAGCGGGACGCCCGCGGAAGGTACAGGTCCAGTAAATGGCACAAGCCAGTGGCACGTTTAATCGGTCGGTCTTGATTACCAAGAGCGACACCGTCAACTTCGACGGCAGCACCTACAGCGCGAGTGCCGCGACAAAAGCGATCCCGTCGGATGCGATCTTTGTCGGCGGGGCGGGGATTGTGGTCGCGATCTTTGAAGACGGCAGTTCCGGGGCATTTACGGTCGCGGCAGGCACCTTGCTGCCCCTGAAGTGCATCCGGGTGAACAGCACCACGACCACGGCCACGTTGATGAATGCGTTGTATCAGGTCTAATGACAGTTAGCGAACTGATCACGGCGTCGTTGCAAGACTTGCGCGTGTTGCAGGTCGGCGAGACGGTGTCGGCCAACGATGCCGCGTATGCGCTGGCGCGTTTGAATGACTGGATCAACGGTCTAGCGACAGAGGGTCTGACGGTCTACAGTCAGGCTCGGACAACCTGGACGATTTCGACGGCTGCGAGTTACACGATTGGGTCGGGGGGTGTCATCAATTGTGCGCGTCCTACGGGGCCGATGGGCGTGACCAACGTGGGGTTTCAGGACACCAGCGTTTCTCCGACGATTGAATACAACCTTGGGCCGCTGCTGACCGAAGACGCCTATGCGGGCATTGCCCAGAAGGCGTTGACCTCGGTGTATCCGCAGGCCATGTATTACAACCCGACCTTCACGTCAGGATTGGGCCTGATCTATTTGTGGCCGATTCCGACCAACACCACGTTGCAAGGGGTGATTTACACGCCCGTGCCGGTCGCAGAGTTTGCGGCGATTAGCGACACGATCAGTTTGCCGCCGGGGTATCGGCGGTTTCTTCGCACGGGATTGGCGAAAGAAATCGCCAGCGCCTTTGATGCGCCGCTGACGCCGGACTTGCAGCAAGCCGCGATGGAAAGTAAAGCCGACATCAAACGCGCCAATGTGCGACTGCTAGACTTGTCCAGCGGCGTGGCCGGATTGATTTTCGGGGGTTCGGGACCGCACTACAACATCTATTCGGACAGCTAGTCATGCAGTATCCCGGCTTTGTGTACGGCTCCAATGAGTCCCAAAGCCCGTGGGCGGACTGTGAGCGCACGGTCAACTGGTATCCCGAGCAGATTCAGTCGTCGGCGTCTCCTTATAGCGCCGCCTTGTATCCCTGTCCGGGTCAGGCGAGTTACGTGACGGTCAGCGACATCAACTGCCGGGCGTTGTTCGCGATGGCCGGTCGGTGCTTTGCCGTCATGGGGGCACACGTCTACCAGGTGCTGGTCACCAACAGCGCCTCGATTGTGACCAGCGGCACGGTGTCGAATGATCCCAATCCTGCGGGCATTGCCAGCAACGGGGACGCGGGAGGCCAGCTCCTGATTGCCTCGGCCACGAATGGCTACCTGCTCACGATTAGCACCAACACGTTGAGCGCGGTGGCGAATCTGGCGGGCATCACCACGATGGTGGGGATGATTGACGGCTACTTCTTGGCGTTTGACAGTGCCGCCTCGAAGTTTTACATCAGCGAACTGAACGATGGCGCGACGTGGGATTTGACGCAGTATGCCCAGCGCAGCATTGCCCCGGACCCGTGGAAGGCGATGGTGGTCGATGGCAGTCGGCAGATTTGGCTGATTGGGGAGCAGACGGGTGAGGTCTGGTATGACGCGGGCACATCGCCGTTCCCGTTCCAGCCGGTTCCCGGCAGCGTGTTTGGGTATGGCACCTGTGCGCCGTACAGTGTGAAGCTGGCCGCGGACAAGATGCTGTGGTTGTCACAGACCGCGGATGGCGCAGGGATTGTGGTCGCGGCGACAGGGCTGGTTCCCGCCCGCATCAGCACGTATGCGGTGGAGACGGCCATTGCGGGATATGCCCGGACGAGCATCATCACTGATGCTGAAGCGGTGGTGTATAGCGACCAGGGGCACACGTTCTATTGCCTGACGTTTCCCTCCGCGAATGCAACGTGGGTCTACGACCTCTCCACTGGCCTGTGGCACGAGCGTGGTGTCTGGGATACCGCCAGTGGCAGTTATGACTTTTGGGGGCCACGGAGCCATTGCTACGCCTTTGGGAAACATTTGGTTGGGAATCGGGAAAGCGGACAGCTTTGCACGATGGACACGACTACGACCACGGAATGCAACGGCGACCTCATTCGCCGGTTGCGGGTGCCACCGCCGCTGTGGCTGGGGCCGCAGGCACGACGGATGTTCGTGTCTCGGTTCCAGTTGCTGATGGAGCCGGGTTTGGGCACGGGGTCGGGGCAGGGCGCGGACCCACAGGTGGAGCTGCGGACCAGTACCAACCTCAAGACGTGGAGTAACAGCCAGACGGCCTCGGCGGGCGCGCAGGGCGCGTACAACACGCCGGTCTACTGGACGCGGCTGGCGAGTGCCCAGCAGATGTGGGTGCCGGAGATTGTGGTCACCGATCCGATTCTGTGGCGCATTGTGGGGGCGAGTGTCGAAGGTCGCAACTTTCAAGGGCAGGGCGCATGAATGGTGATTATTGCGCCAGTGCCGGACTTCGTGGTGGAGCAACCGGTCACGGCGAATCGGATCACGGGGCGGGTGACGCAGGCCATGCGGTATTGGCTGCTCTCGCTGGCGGATCTGGTGAATGCGAGTCCGCAGGTATTGGCGACGGCGACGGTTTCGACGCACGCGGCCTCGATTGGCTCGACGGCCTTTGCCGTACTCTTGGTACAGCCGGGCGTGTATCGCCTGTCGATGGCGGCGCGGGTGACTCGAGCGGCGACCACCAGTTCCTCGTTGACGGTCACCTTCGGGTGGACCTCGACGGTGGCGTGTACGACGAGCAGCGCCGCGATGACCGGCAACACGACCGCGACGGTGGGCAGTCTGACGTTCCTGGTGCGGGTGGACGAGGCGACGGCGATCACGTATGCGACGACCTACGCCAGCTCGGGGGCGGTGACGATGCAGTATCACTTGGACGTGCTGTGCGAGCAGGTTCTCTAGTTACACGGATACTGCCAGCCACAGAATGGGCGCGGTTGGTGGGAACCCTGTTGGAAACGGTCTGGCCGTCCTTGCACCCCGTTGACGACCGCGTGATTGTTGTGGAATGCGACGGGGCGATTGTGGGCTGTGTGGCGTTCTTGCGGAAGTGGCACATGGACGGGGCGTGGATTCGTCCGGAAGACCGTGGACGTGTGCGGGTGGCGCGTGCGTTACAGGCTGCGATGCAGGGCATGGCACGAGACCTTGAGGCGAGTGAAGT